TCTTAATCTTGCTTCTGTAATTTCTCCGTTGTTGTTATCAGGAAGAAGCGCCTTTATTTCTTCTAATCTGCTCATTGATTATTGTTTTTTTATATTCTAAATCCTTTACTAAATCCTTTTGAAAACGCCCCTGTATTCTTTGGTGGAATCGGAACATTTTCGTTTTCTTTTTGTTTCCAAACTTCTTCACTGTTTGTTGTCAATCCTGTGATTTGGTCTACATTCCCTGAAATAGTGATGTAATGTGTGGTTTCTGCATTCTGTCCTGCGTATTTCTGCCCTGATAAAACTCTGTTAGGTATTGTTTTGCTGACATTGACAACGCCTTTTAGGTTTTCCTCTACCCCATCAATATTTAAAACAATCCAATCAGGCGAAGTAAATGCCATATTCAAAGCATTTCCCTTTAAAACAAAGGTTTTCTTTATCGGATTAGGGTCTTTTATCTTCAAAGTGAAAGAGCCGATGATTTCGCCATTTCTTATCGTTTTGTTCAGCTCTACACTATCAGACAAATAGACATCATAAACCAAAACTTTCCCAAAATCTACAACCAGCCGAGCAAGACCTTCTTTGTCAAATTCAGACATAAGATTATCAAAATTAGCCTTTGTTTTCTGCCAATTTTCGCCCCTTATCCAGCCTTTTAACTCTATCTCTCGCTCATCATACTTCGCAGGAGAAAGGTCTATCTGTTTTCCGTGTTGCTCTGCCCAGTCGTAAGTTTTTCTTGCTTTGGGTTTAGGTTTATCCAAAAGCCCTTTGGAATCTGAAATATATACTCCAAAATCCTTGAAAAACTTTCCGTTTAGGCTGTAAATCACTTCACTCATTTTCTGTAAATCCTGATTTTTGCATTATCTAACTCTTCTACTTCCACTTGGGCATTGTCCAAGACATCAACAGTCAAAATAGCGTAATCCCTTGCGATGATTTTTGCCCTTGAATTATGCCTGATAATGATTTGAGCAACTTCAAAATTGTTGTATTCCAACTCAACATTGGAATCCCCAAAAACAGCCAACTGGTTTATATTTTCTAATCGCCCTGAAAAGTCAGTATAAAGCCCATACTGCATGATTTCATCTCTGTATTTTCTCAAATATCTGAGTTTAGGGAAATCGTATTCTTTCGCCCAGTCATCTCCTTTGAAATACATTTCGCAAAGATTTTTCAATGTAGGATTGGCTTTCATTTTCTCATACCACTCACTACATAACCCCAATGCTTTTGCGTGTTCTATAATTTCATTCATAGTTATTGGTTTTTATTAAATTCCACTTGCTCTAAGGCTTCCATCTCCTTTTACCTTGTTATTAAGTTCAGACAAATCTTTTCTCATCTGAAATAGATTAAATGTGTTCTGCTCTATCTTAACAAGGGAATCAACAGAGTTTTTCATCGCCTCTAAATTTTGCTTTTGATTCTTTAAAATCTCGCCTGTGTTTATCCTAATTGCATTAAACTGACCTGCTAAAACACTCGCTGTTTCTTCACTCATCCCCTTTATTGCGCCTTTCAAACTATCATCATTGCTGTCTACACCCTCAAAAATCTCTTTGTAACCCTCTAAAAAAGACTGCATTCCTGCTCCTGCGCTTTTAACCTCTGCTTTAAATCTTGCAATGTCTTCTTTGGAAAGCCCTTTAAACACTCCTGTGCCATCATCATTAAGTCCTGTGGCTTTAAATAGATTTTGTAAAGTTCCCTGCATTCTTTTCTGCAACATTAGGTTAAGCTGGTTCTTTACAAGATTTTTTATCATATCATTGGCTACTTTTTCCAATGATTGGGCTGCATTCTCTCCACGACCAAAAGCATCTACCAAAGCATCTCCGACCTTTGATGCTGCTCCTGCTAAATCGGTCTGTAAAACATCTTTTATCACTCCCTCTTTCAGGTCAGAAATCGTTCTGTTAATTGCACTTATCTGCCCCTGCCAGTCTGAAATTTTGCCCCAGTCGGTTTTCTTTTTACTTGCTTCTGCGTTAATCATGTTATTTAGACTTGCCCTTTGCTGTTCTAAATTTTTGATTAAATTCGTTTGGTCGGAATATTGCCTTGCATTGAATGCCTTGTTTGCTGCATGGGATAGTTCTTCATAGGCTATTTTTAGTCTATTCAGCGCCTGCTGTTCTCTTTGGATGGCTCTTTCTTTTTTCTTATCTCCACTTAAAGCCTTGAAAATAGAGCCTATCATTTTGATACCTGATGCCACAGCACCTACAACATTTCCACTAACAATATTTTTTGCCAAGTCTATCCCTGAATTAGCGATGTTGGTAATGTCTTCCATAGCATCTCTTGCAGCATCACTCATTCCCCCAAAAGCATCTGCCATGTCGTTAATCCCTTGAATAGCCTCATTAAATGCGGATTGAGTTTGATTTAAAACATTGGCTAATTTTTTCCTTTCCTCTGCTGTTCTTCTTTCTGCTTCGGTAAGTTCTTTTTGTTTTTTAATGATAGCATCAATGTTTCCACTATTCAGCGCCCTGTCAAACTCTTCTTTGGCTTTCTTTTGGTCTGCCAAAGCACTTTTATACTCTTTAAGAGAATTGATTAAAGCCTTAAATGGGTTTCTCGTGGTAGCCGTTTCCAGCCTTGCAATGCCATCTTTTAATCTGTCCAAATCATCAGGCGAAAGGTTTTCTTTGTTTTCCTCCTTAAACTTTCTAAAATGAGCCAAGATTCTGTTGAGTGTGTCTTGTGAGAAATACTCTAACTCTCCAAAAGCGATTTTCCATTCATCACTATTCATAAAATTGTCCATAGACAAACTTCCCAACTCCCTATTTTTAGCATCTTCTACCCTTTTCTGTTCTGCTTCGGTCTGCGCTTTAGCCATCAGGTCGGCGTATTTTTTGACAATCGCAAGTTCCTTTTCTTTGTAAGTTTGATGCTCTTCTAAAAACTGGCTGTAAGCCTCTTTATACGCTTTTTCCTGCTCATCTAACCTGTTTCGCAATTCTGCCTCATAGCCTTGACTTTTTTGCTCTGGCGTAAGATTTTCTATTTCCTCCTTTATTTTGTTTATCTTTTCAGAGAAAGTAGACATACTGCTTAGCTGTTCATCTAAACTTTCTTTCCAATTAGTAAAAGGGTCTTTTTCTCCTGTAAGGGAATCCAAAATCTCTTTTAGTTTCTGCCATTGGTTTATTTCATCATCAGATAATTTAACCCCTGACAACTGCTTTTTGTCCAAAGCATCAAACCTGCTTTTAATCTCATCAAAATAACTTTTCCCTTTTAGGTCAGAAAACTGATTTTTAGCCGTTTCTTTTCCGTATTTTGCTTCTATCTGATAGCGAACTTTCCATTGTCTTTCCAGTTCTGCGATTTCTTCATCGAAAGATTTTTTGATATACAGCTTTTTGACTTCTGCTATTCGTTTTTCCAGCGCTTCCCTTTTTGCAAGTAGCGTTGCTCGTGTTTTAGCATCAGAAATAAGTGTTTTGTTATTTAGCCTCTCGTTGATTTTAGACAACTCGCTCTCTAACGCACCAAGCGAACCTGCTAATGGAGCATCAGCCTTACTTCTTCCACCTGATTGTTTTTTAGGTTTTGAGGATTGCAAAGGATTATCATCCCATTTTTTAGCTAAAAGCCTGTATTTATCAATCTCTTTGTTTTTTTCCTTGATTTGGGCTATTTCAGTTAATTCAGCTTTTTCCTCTTGCAGCCTTTTTATCTCGGCTTCAACCTCGTTTTTATTTAAGTCTTTATCGGCTTTTTTATGTGAACCTTCCTCTCCTATCTGTAAAGCATTTTTAACACTGCCTGCCTGATTTTGAACATATTTAAGCCTTGATATAAGCCCTGCAAAGTCCAACCCATCTATTGCCGTCTGCATTTTTGCAAATTGCGAAGGGATTTCCCCAGCCTTTGCCTTTGCAGTGTCTAATTCAGGATGCGTTTTCTTGATTTTCTCTATAACATCATTTATCTTCTTTTCTTCATCTTTCCAATAGTTTAATTGCTCTTCTAATGGAGCGTTTTGAGACATAATAGCCTCTGCTCGTGACTTTTCAGCCCTTTCTATATCAGCAATCCCCTTTCTTAACTCCTCTATCCTGCTTGATATCCTCCCATCTGCATCATCTACATTTAAGTCTTTTAACTTCAAAAGGCTATCCATCTCTTTCTTCATATCTTCCAGAGTAGCCTCTATTTTTTTGCCCTGATTCTTTTCTAATTCCTCGTTGAGCTTTTTATGAATCTCTGTAAGGTTCATTGCCATAATCTGCTCCTGCGACATATTTTTGAAAGTTTCAGGAGCAATCTCTAAAAGCTTCTTATAAGCCTCTTGCTTTTCGTAGATAGTAGCAGTTTCGCTCTTAATAGTCCCAATTAAATTTTGAGCCTCATTCTTATAATCATCAGTTTCTTTGTTAATCTTCTGAAGTTTCTCCGCTCCGCTTTCTAATGCAGTGTCCAGACTATACAGCACCGCTATAAGTCCCACTGTTCCAGCGATAGCAAGAGCGTAAGGGTTCGCCATCATAACAGCATTTAGTTGGCTTTGTAGAGCTATTTGTTTTATTGTCGCTCCTATCTGCAGGTGTCTCGTTGCTACATCATAAACCCCTTGGATATTAGCAATTTTCATTACCGCAACTTGAGTAATTACCGCTGCTCTATATGCTCCATAAGTCCCAACTAATCCTGCTAATACTACGCCTACTTTTTCATAGTTTTCTACAAGGAAAGTTATACCCTGTATCCCACTGGATAAAAAGCCCTCTGCCTTTTCGCCTATCTTGTTATACATCTGCTCAATAGCATCCTCCAAGTTGGCGATTTGTCCAGATAATGAAGCCGACTGCTGTTCCATCAAATTAAAGAACAATCCACCCTCATTAGTTAGGTTATTGATAACACTTTGAACCTCTGGAAAACCTACCTTTCCTGCTGAAATAAGGTCTTTTACTTCGTTTTCAGCAACACCCATTACCTTTGCTAATTCAGCAGTCATAGGAATACCAGCGTTCATGAATTGGTATAAGTCATTGGTCATCAATTTGCCCTGTGCCTTTACCTGTCCATAAACATGAATTAACTGCCCCATAGGAACGCCAAGTCCTGCCGCCACATCTCCCATTCTACGAAGTGTATCTACCACCTGCTCGGCTGGAACTTGAAACGCTAAAAGCCTCTTTGCTCCATCGGTAACATCTGTTAATCCAAATGGTGTTTTCGCTGCCAAATTCACCATTTCCCCCATAAGAGCCTGTGCTTTCTCTTCGCTTTTCAGCATCGTGCCAAAGGCTATTTCAGTTTTCTGAAACTCTCCCCTTACACCGATGAGTTGTTGAGTGAAGCCCTGTAAAGCCTGAACAGAAAAATAAGCCCCAATACCTATTGATAGATTCTTAAAAGCGCTGTCCATCTGCTGGGTTTCCCTCTGTGTCTGCTGGGTAAGACCTAAAATATCTTGGCGCATCTCTGTAATGCTTCTACGCCATTCGTTCATGTCTATTCCAGCACCGAAATATAAAGCCCCTTGATTTGTGTTCATTGATTATTAGTTTTTATACATATTGAATAACTCTTCCAGTTCTTCCGCTGTCTGTTCTTCGTAGTTTATTACTTCTGTTCCCTCTTTTTTCTCCGAGTCATAAGATGGAGTATCTATCAGCATTCTTTGAACAATACGCCAGTCTATTTCCCAAAGCAGATAATCTAATGTCCAGCCGTAATGATGGCATATTTGCCCCATAATGCCGTAGATAGATTTTATTTCTTCTCTATCGGATTTGCTTTGGTCGGTCGGTTTCCGTTCATCAATGCGATAGAGGTTATAAAATTTGCATAATTAGCAGTCTTTAAAAGGTTTTGAGCAAACTCTAAAAGTTCGTTAGGTGTATAGTTTTTCAGGAAATACCATTCTAAAAACTTTCTGACAAGAAAATTATCTGCAAAGCACACCGCCATTGCCTTTGCTACATTCTTTGTGTTCTTGCTAACTGCCTGATACTGCATAGCGATTTGCTCCTGAAAACTCCCTGATGTCAAGAGTTCTTCATCCATTTCCATTTTGATGAATATATTTGATAATTTCAGCATCCGCCCTAAACTCATCTTTTTACATTTAAAAGTTTTCTTGATTCCTAAAACACAAACCTCTATTTCAAAACCCTTATCTAAAAGCAGGTTGATTTCTTCTTGTTCTAACTTTTTATCGTTCATATCTACATTAAAAAAAGCCTGCCTGAAAAACTCGCAGACAGGCTTTAAAGAAAGATTAAAAAAACAATTAGCTTAGCGTAAATCTTGGCTCTCCCTCTTTTTTAGGGCTTAAAACTTTTGCTTTTACCTCTATTGCCATTAGGTTTTTCTTCCCAATGTCAGAAGTGAATTTAGCCGTGATAGACACCCTTGGGAATTTAAATGTTTTCCCTTTTCTTGGTTTTAATTCCAGCGATTTTTCAATCGTTACAGGCACTACAGGTGCTTTATAAACATTAGAGTCTACGCTTCCCCCAAACACTTTTACTACAGTGTCAAAATCATATTCATAGATATTGAATGTCAAATCAACATCCCCTTGTTTGTATTCCACATGGATAGGGTTATCATGCTCTTCCACATAGAAAGCTGTTTCTTCTTGGTCACCAAATGTCAGTTTGCAAGAATCTTCTGCTGTTTCTCCCAATGGTGCTAAAACAGTCCCCATTCCTCCATCAGAGGCGATATCTCCAACTTTTATTGAAGCAATACCGATATTTACTTCCTTTGCCATAATATATTGATTATTAGTTTATTGGTTAATAATAAGCGTTTAGGCTTATTCTAAAATTATAGTAGTTAAAATTATCTTCTTCAAATTCCTGATGATTAACAACTTCAAGATTGAATTCATCTTCCCAAACCTCACTCAATGCAGAATAAACAGCATCAGAAATTTCTTTAAGGCGCTTTGCGTTCTTCTGTTTTTGGGTTATCCCATTGTTTACCTTTACCTCAATCATCGGAACATAGCAGTTCACATTAAAAACTCCATTCTGTAAAAAATGGTTAGTCATTGTAAGGGAGTTTATCACAATATCTTCTTTTTGGCTGTCAGCAAGGCGCTTATCTTTGTAGATTTTACCACTGATAACATTGTTTATTCCAGCCTTTAAAAGCAGGTCTAAAATCCATTGTTTGCCATCTAATACTGTCTTCTTCATTTTAATTGTTTTAATAAATTAGGCAGATATTGGGAAGCAAACTGCTCTGCGCTGGTTAAAACCACCTTTTTTTTACTCTCTACATAAGAGGCATATTTCATACCTGCTACTACCACAAGAGCAATTCCTCTTTTAGATTGAGCGACTTCAACAGCGAGAGTTCTCCCATATTTTAAAGGGTCTTCGCTACTCGGCACGGTGCCTTGTTTAGAAATTTCAAAGTATTCATCCACAACCTGACCATCTACTGAAACTACATATCCGATAGAATTACGAAGATTAGCCGTGTGGTCATCGTAGTTTCCGCTGTCTTTCGCTTCGTTTACCGCCTTTTCGCCTACCCATTTAAGGATTCTGATAAACTGCTCCTCGGCTTGGCTTTCTGCGTGCTGGAAAATTTTTTCAAAATCCCCCATATTAAACCTCGGTATTATAGCCATATCCTCGTGTGTAATTGGTCTTTTGTAAAATTTACGACATTACCCTCCAATCTCAGTTCTTCCCCATTCCAAACCTGCACTTTTGTGCCTTTATCTATGTTCTTAATAGACTTTGGAGCGTATATTACAGAAGTTTGAATGTAAAACTCGCCATCTTCGGTTTGTTTCTTGGATGTTGAGCCTTCATCTCGGCAAACTCCAAAATCTACCCACTTTGATGTTCCCTCTGTCCATTCTGCAGTAGACTCATCAAAATATCCTTCAGAATGAATTAGCACTTTTAGTCTGTATGGATATTGCTTTACTGCCATCTGCTTGTAATGTCTTTTATGCTATTGTTTTGCTCCAACATGTTAGGCTTACCCAATTTCCCACAAAGAAAATTGTAATAACTTCTGATTAAGTCCTTATCAAAACTAACAGAATAACCGCCCTCTGAAATACTGCTTGGCTGCATCATAATGTCAGGGATTACATTGTAGAAAAACAAATCCAAATTAGTCTCTCTCCCTACCACATCAGAAGAAGACAGCCCCACTCTTTCAAGTTCAGCATCTATTCTGTCCGCCGATAAATCCACAGACCAAGTCGCCAATTTTTCCTTAATGTAATCCCCTATATTCATTATGAAAGTTTAGTTTTCAAGATAAGTTTCTGTCTTGTGTTGTTAAGCACTGGCGTAGCAAACGCAGTTCCCTTTGTAAGCACTCTCATTGGGTTTGCTTCTCCCAATACAGACACTAAAATGAAATCATTAACAGTAGTTTTTGAAGTTTCATTTAGGTTGATTCCTGCTTCTGGCGAAATAGTATATTGCGTAGCACCGAAATCTGTTGAAGTTGCCAAGTGGATGTTTCCAAGTTCCCAACCGCTGGTAGCAGTGATGCTTCCATCTTTCGCCTCCTCGTTTACATAACTTTCCCAAATGGTAATTGTTGGTAAATTCTGAGCAGCCAAAGCTGTGTTCAACTGAACCAATGTAGGCTCTTGAGAAATTCCCAATGCATTTTGTGCAAAAGATGCTGTAAATGCAACTACTTTTTTAGACTTCACAAACTGGTTGAAAGTAGCCAAATCCATTACCGCAGTAGTGTATCGGAATCCTTTCTTAAGTGCTTCTGCCTGTGCTTTTCTAAAATCCTCAATAGGGTCAAATGTGTCCTTGTTTGCAGGTAAGAACCAGTCCAAAGATGCATTTTCTGTTTTCACTTTAAAGTCAATTTTCACTCCATCCTTTACGATGTATTGACCTTTTGACAATAGCGATTTACCCATATGCTCCAATCTTGCATTGATAGCATCCACCACAAAAACACCATCATCATAAATAGCATTGATAAGCTGGCTTTTGATGTTAGCATTGTTAGGATATAGAGCAACAGCGTTTCTCAATTCATTGATACGGAAGAAATCTCTTTCGTTTTTAGACCTACCTACTTCAATCTTCGGAATTTCTCCCTTAACCTTTTCGATAAACTCTCTCCCTTTTAAAGGAACATTACTGTCTAATGCTACCACATCAGCCATTACTTTTGCCCCTAATTCTCCCTCCAAGTTTCCAAATGTCAGCCCTGCGCTAAAAGCCGTAGGGAAAAAGTTGAAAACCTGCAAATTCCCAAGCGGATTAGAATTAAGGATTGCTCCCATATCCGCCTCTCTAAACTCTGGAATAATCGTATTTGCGTTTATTACACTCATGTTTTAGTTTTTTAAATGGTTTTTTAGTTTTTACCTCCTTAGATTTGAGTAATTCTTGGCAATGCTGTCTTTAAGAAAGCAGCCCCTGTTTTTTCTTTATCAGGCAAAGCATTTACTCTCACTATTCCTGCTACTACAATAGAAACTAATGGATAGTCATCTATCACAATATCAGACATTGTAAGCCCTACGGCATCTTTTACATTCGTTGCAGATAACGCAGCGTTTATCGGCTTATAAGTTCCGTTTGTGTGCGGAACTACTACTGTCCCAGCTGGAATAATTCCATCTGTAAATCTTGCTGATGCTTCTGTTTTGTCAATATGCACTCCGCTTGGAATGGTAGCATCAACTTGGTCAAAGACAACGATTTGTCTTCCCTTTCTGAAATCTGTGTTAATTCCCTTCATTGTTTTGAGTTTTTTGTTTAATATACGCTTGAACATCAGGGCTTATCTCTTCCGCTTTGATGTCTTTTCCACCAAAACTTGGAGGTTTTACATCTCCTAATTTTGTGTCGTTTAGTTGTTGAAGAAAACCAGCCTCTGCATCTTTTACCGAGTTAGCAAATGTTTCTATTTCTTCATCGTTTTGGAAAGTTCTCCCTGCGATTTGAAGTTTATAGAAGTTTTCATTTACTCCCAGTTCATTGAGTTTAGAAATCAGTTTCTGCTCGTTGCTTAAGTTTTGCTTGTCCTTTTCGAAGCCCTCTACTTTTTGGGATACTGCTGTGAAGCCTTCCATTAGTTTTTTTGCCCATTCAGGCATCTCTTCATTTGGTTTTGGTTCTTCTTTTTTTGGCTCTTTTGGAGCAGGTTCAGCAGTTTTGCTTTTTTCAAGTTCTTCAATCTTGGCTTTGTAGGTTCTGTTTTGGTCTGCTATGGACTGCTGGACTTTCAAAATCCCCTCTACCCCCGCAACAGCGGATTCAATTTCGCTCTCTTCTTTGCAGATAGTTAAAACATAAGTAATGCTATCTAATAATTGACCGTTATTAGAGATAACAGCCCACTCTTTTTCTAAACGAGTATTTTCAAATGCTTTTCTTAATTGATGATAATGTTTTAATTCCACGAAAACTTTCGTTTCGGCACTTTCTGTATCAAGTTTTTGGTAACGCAAGAAGTTAAAAATTGCACTATCACTTAAACCTAACCATTTACGGATTTGAGCGTAGGTAATTTTATTTAACTCGTAAGCTTTTTGAGTAAGTAATTCACGTTCACTTTGAGTTAAAGTACGTTGTTCACCATTTTCTAAAATTTTCAATCCAGTTAATGATGATAACAAAATAAAACGTTCAGCAGAATAACTTGCTTTAGGCGCACGATATTGCTCTTTTTCAAATGTGCATTTACCCACCATTTTT